CCGTCCATTATTTTTTGTATATCTTCATCTGTTTTATATCTTTTTTCTCTATTAGGAGAATATTCTATGGATATAAATTTATCATCAGATACACTACTGAAAGCATCGTTATATAAAGAAGTCAATAAAGTTTGTACAAGTTCATTATCTCGTACAGTCATTAAATTTTTTATTAAATCTTCCCTAGACTTGAAACTAGCCCCCATCTGTTTCATTATCTGACCGATAACATTACTTCTGGAATAGTCCCCATAAGAGTCCACGGGTAAATTATATCTGTTAGTTAAATCAAACGTCTTAGTACTGTCGGGTTTTAAATCATAATGTCCCGTTAGTCCTCTAAATATGTTCATTGCTTGACTTAATTCAAAACCGCCACCAAAAGGCATATAAAAACCTCCGAATAAATCTACTTATAATATAAATTATTTAAAGTTCCATGTTTTATTTATCTGTTCTTTTTGTTGTTGTGTCCTAGCCTGTCTCATTAACTGAGATAAACCAAGTCCTAAATCTGGAGTCAGTCCATCTTTATTAGACAGGTCTACGTAAACCTGATTTCTGTTCATATAATCTTTAGAATTGATACATTTCCAGATACCCCCACACACAGAGTCAGCAATATCTTTGCTGTTATTTGATATATGGTCTATCTTCTTTTCTAAATCTCTTAGCCCTAACAGTTCTGTTATTAGTAGTTCGTTTTTAACCCCTATTAGTTTATTAGTATACATTAATTCTCTTAAAGTGTAATAAGGTTCCTTAGTTCTATCCACAGATAAATATTCTGTTTCTACATTACTTGTTCTAAGTAACTGACGAGTAACATCTCCTTGAAACATGTCAGTAGTTATTACTTTTATGGGGTATCCCATTTTTATTAGTAAGAATAAAAAGTCTATTACTTTTATTATGTTTATTTCTTCTCCCTTTTTAGCCTCTATGCCTATAGCAAAATCTACATAGAACATTCTTTCTCTTTTTTTAGTTACAGGAATACTAGGATTCTCTATAGTAGGTCTTATTTCAAATTCCTCTAGTGTGCTATATACTGAAGATAGTCCAAATCTATCTTTCTTAGTAGCTATATCTAAATGAACAAACCTGTAACTATCCTGATGAAGAGGTTTTTTAAAATAATCTAAACTATGAACATAATTCTCTAACTTATCGTTTGGGTCATTAAAACTCATGCTAATAATATCATTTTTGAATCTGTTTGGATTAACAAATAAGTTCCTAACGAGTTGTTTAGATTTAAACAAAGATATATCTGCATGAACCCTACGTCCAGCTACATCCCTTATACTCCCTATTAATCTAGTACCACTAAAATCTTCATAATAAGTATAAGGAACATCTATTGTATTTTCTTCCATCTCTGGAGAAATTATTTCTTCATCATCAACTAATCGGGGGTCTCTTTTAGAATCCCCTAAGAAAACCCTAAAAGTATCTTTTGTAAAAGTACCCTTAACTTGCCAAGCTGACAAGTTATCCCTAAAATTTCCGAATGGGTTAGTCTGTATTTCTTCAATAGCAGTATTTAAATAGTCTTGTTCGTCTATGGGGGAACTTACTAACCATAAAATACCAGGCATAAAATCGCTAAATTTATCAAACCTAGATTTTCTTCTCGTCTTGAACAGGTTATGAATATCTTGAGCTTTTTTTATAGACTCCTTCCCTAAGTAATAAGAAACTTCGTCCATTAAACACCCGAAATTCATCTTACCTAATAAATGGTTAATATTTGAACCAATATTAACTAGGATGATATCGTTAATTATAACACCCTCGTCTGAAGCAGTGGTTCTAGCTTTTGGAGTTGCTTTTCTCTCTATAAAATAGGGAGAAGTATTAACCATCCCCAAAAACTTAGAGAAAGCAACAGAACTTCCCTGAGCTTTATCTGGTGTCATTATTGTAAAAGCAAAAGGGTCTAAGCGTTTTGTCTGTAAATAATAGGTATAGGGGTCTTTTAAACACATCAATTTGTACATTTCATATACCATAGAGGCTATTGCTATAGTCGTCTTACCTACTCCTATTGCAGTTGAGAGAATAAATTCGTTATACATGTTAATACAAGGGTGCGGATGTACTTCTTGAAGTAGTTCTAACCAGTAATCGTATATCTCGTCCCCTAAAGAATTTCCTAAATAATAAGGGTCTTTTATAAAAGTAACTATATCTACAGGTTTCTCCGTATAAGAATCTTCTTCAGCATAATAAATAGCCTCCCCTTTATCCCAAATGGAAAGGTCTTTGTAATTGGTAAAAACATCTTCAGTATAATTAATCCTCTGAAGGTAAGTCATTATTTTCTCTAGCCCTTCGTTTCATTTCATTAACAAATTCTCTTATTCGGGCATCCTGTGGAAGATTTCCTCCTTTAGCAGGAGGACTATCTTGAAAATAAGCTCTTATTATCTCATTTTTTGTTGAAATATCATACAGTTTAGTCAAAAAACCAAGACTAGCGTACTTAGACTTAACCACGCTATTCAATAGCTGTATTAAATCTTTAGGTTCTAACGCAAAGATAAATTCATCGGAACACAAATACTTCTCTATCTTTCTAATTATCCTGTTACATTTTCTAATACATCCCATTTCGTTTGAAACAAGACTCATAAACTTGTCAGGTGTCAAATTCCTCTTAATACGAGTTTTATTCTCAACTAAAGATTTTACCTCAGAAGTGATATCTATTATTTTATCTTTATTGTCGTTAGAATCCATCTTAACCCCGTACCCTTAATCAACTAAATGTTTATTTCCATAGAATCGTTGTCGATTATTTCTATAAATTCTTGATAAATATCTAAAGTCTTAGCTTTATCTATTTTCTTTTTAGGATTGACAGTAACCTTAGAGAATATCTCTTCAGCTTCTTGTATAAACCCATATAACTTTTCTTCTTTAGGAAAACTTACCTTCTTACCAGCACACATAAAAAAGAACTTAAAGATATCTACTCCAACATCTTTGTATATAGAATATAAAGTAGGAAAGTCTATATTCATGTTCCTACTAATATAGAACAAGATACAAGTGGTTCTATTCACTGGTATTTTTAACGATGGTTGAACTGTTGTTTCAGCATGTTCCATAATAAATCTTTCCTCACCACATCTAGCTTATGTAACTCATTTATATCAACATTTTCTAATTCTTTTAACTTTTCATATTGCTTTACGATATCACAATAGTATTCTATATCCTCATAAGCATCGTCATACTTTAGCTTACCACAATAATTTTCTACGTTGTCTAAATTATCGTCTTCTATTTCCTCATCTTCTAACGAGTCGTTAGCCTTTAGCCTTAACTCATCTTTATTTATATATTCAAAGTCTAAAGATATAGGATTTTGATTATTTATCAAACGATAATTAACCTTAGTACAGTAATTCCTAACTATTGTATGAATAAAAGTCCCTAAACATCCTTTATTAACATCATAGTTTTGGGAAACTTTCTCATAAATAACTACAAAACAATCATTGATATTATCCTCATTGAATTGTTTTTGTAACAGATATTTATTTAAAAGTCTTTTAACATAAGCAATTATTTGAAAATAGAACTCTCTACTACAGAGACCTTCGTTATCATAGATATCCTGTATCTTTTTATAATTGCCGTATAATTTTTTTGGTGTTTCAGACATATAGTTTCCTTAATCATTCAAATTGAAGTTATGTGAATTATCCATATTATCATTTAAATTCATCTTCTTACTATCTGCTTTATCTTCTGTTTGGGGTTCTTCCTGAACTACCCTTAATTTACACTTGCAGTTCGGACATTCTAAATCAATACATTTATAGTTCTCACACATGTTAATAACCCTCCTGAAAGTCTTGTATAAAATCTACATTAGGTAATTTATTATGTTTTAATAAAATAGCATGAACAGTATCATGTTTAAATTTAAATTTAGAACTATAAGTTTTAAGATTAAGTATAAATAAATTAGTAATTTCAACAAGTTCCAAA